ATTCTCATTGTAAGTGTACAAGTCAATATGCCCGTGAATTTTATAATAATTCATCATTTGAGTAACAGACAAGTTTTCAAAAGCATTGGGGTTACAAGTGAGTTTCAAATAATCTGCAAAAACCTGCATCAACATTGTTTTCCCGGTACCAGGTTCACCAACAAGCAAAAGATTCTTATGCACCTTGTAATTCTCTTCTGGAAACACATTTTGAGCATACCGGCATCCGTTGAAGTAGTACAGAAGAAACTGAATTAGTTTAGAGTTGTTATCATCAACATCAAATTTTCTAAACTCACGTTCTGTATAATCTGTACCAAGGTTAGATATTAAATTCCAATGGTTGTAATACTCTTGCGTGTCAGTTAAGTCATATTCAGAAACGTTCTGAATACTTTCTTTGTGCCTTTGTATCAGATTCTCTATCTGTTGGAGTGTCAGCTTGCGCTTGCCGGCTTCCTTCTCCATCAAATTTTGAAGTTTGCTTGATAAATTCTTTTCCTCTTCCGTCATGGTCTAATTCATTTTTTCGATTTTCACGAATACGATCCAATATCCAAAGATTTGCTTTGGAATCCCACCGCTCTATTTTCACTCCATTGGCATTCTTCCATCCTATCGAGTCAAAGTGATTGAAGAATATTTCTGCTTGCTCTTGCCAATCATCTAACCGTTCAGGAGCATTTTGCTTGATGAAGTGTTGAATAACCTCATCAAGCGTGGGAGCTATAAATTCTTTTGCAACTCTTTTAGGTTTCTCCGGTTTAGAGGGTGGGAAAAGCTCGCCAGAGCTACTTTCTTTCTTACCCCCTTTAGGGGGTTCTTTCTTTGTCTTTGTCTCTGTCTTATATTCTTCTTTAGGGGGTATGGGGGAGCTTTCTT